ACATAATCAAATTCTCTTGAAGGACCATTTAATTGATTAATAAATTCAGTTTCAGTATCTGTAGTTGTTGTAGTTGTTGTAGTTGTTGTAGTTATATCAGTAGTTGTAATTAACTGATGATTACCTTGGAATCTACGATCTGCTGGTATTTCAACAGTACTAACATTACTAGCAACATCATCAACACTATTTGAAGTTGAACTAGAATTTTGATTAACTATATTTGCTACTTGTGCCCATTCTGCACCACTTGATTCTGTTCTATAGTCATCAACATAGATTGTTCTAACCCAATTATCAGATGGTGGATCTAACATTACACCACCAACAAATACAATTACATTAAATGGATTAATATTTTCAACTTGAGTTGCTTGTGGTTGATCAATCCAATCAACTTCAGTATAATCTAAAGTTATTAAATCACCAGTTTTTTTGCAATTTGGATCTAATAAATCAAGATTAGAACTTAAATCTGCTTGAGCAGGATCAATACCTGGATTCAATCCTAATTCAGCACGTAGTGACCAAAAATCAACAGCACTAATCAATTCATTCCTTGATGTATTAACATCACACCTAGAACCATCTTCTCTATTAAAATCTATAAAATCTCTATTTTTAAAATTGTTTACAACAAAACCAGTCTTAAATCTATCATTACCTTGTGCATCTTTTACTGATAATGTTTTAGTATCTAATTCTAATGCACTAAGTGATGTAAATGTTTCTAAATTAATGATCCTCTTTTCAAGATTACCAATATCCCTCATGGTAAATCTTCTATTATCATATAATTGTATATTTGGTTGTTTAATAGGATCATAAAGATATGGTGGAAGTGATATCCGTGCAACTTCCATAGAATCACCAAGTTCAGTTGGTGGTGCAGGATCATCTGCAGAAACACCTTTAATTAATTTAACTTCTTCAAATTTATTAATTACTAACTTATCAATTCTTGGTAGATAGTAAGTATATCCAACAATAGAACTTTCATTAGGTGCTACAACATATGGAATAGTTTCTTCAAAATTATTTGTCCTATTCTTAAATGCAAATGGAGATCCCTTACCTGTAGTATGTTGATATGTTTTTACTCTTGGTCTGAAATCAAGTATATCAGTTGCTCTATTGCCTTGAACGAATGGGACATCATAAGTATACCTATCTTTATTATAAGAATTTGCAGTAAATAAATCACCAGTAGTACCACTAGCAATTTTATACTTATTAAAGATAACCAATAATTTACTAGAAGGTGCACTTGCAGTTGATTTTCTAACTATTCTAGAATAATCTGCATACTGTGCTCTATGACCCGTATCTAAACGATAGTTATTTGTCCTATCAGTATAATTTCCACTTGTATAAACTTGTATTACTGCTTCAATATTAGATTCTTTAAATGTGGCAAGTTCTCCTTTGTTAAACTTATTTGCATTTAAATATACAAATTCAACTTCAGTATCAGATACTCTATTGACTACTTGCCCAATAGCTCTACTATCATTTCCTAATATTTTTTCACCAACAATAGTATTTGTATTAAGACCTAATCCACTTACAAATGTCAATCTATCCAAAGTTGGTGTGCTTGTATTCTTAGACTCATAAACTGCTACAACATTTGCAACATCAGGAACATTTAAACAAATTTCTTTATCTTCAACTCTAAGACCATACGATCTACTATTACTTAAACTACCAGTTGTTGATACGCCAATAGTTCTTGTTATTTCGACTTTTTCACTTCTAATATAGTCCTTAGATTTACTATCAAGACCAACTTTCTTTAAAGTAACATTAACTGTTGCATTATTAGATGCTGCAGATAATCCATTAAACCTAATATCATTACCATTATTTGTTATAGTAACTTGATCTGCTGTTAATGGTTCAACAGTACCATTGTTGTAAATAATTGCATATCTCTCAACATCAAATGGTTCAAAAAATGCACTACTAATTCCAACACCTGCATTTAATCCTGCACTGCTGTTCATACTAATTTCATTACCATTAGCATTCTGTCCTGTTATCTGACGATTGATTTGTAATGAAGCAGATGAGACATCTACAGAAGACACATTTCTCTTTGGTAATGGACTAAAGAGACCAGAGTTTTGTAAATTTGTAATTTTTGGAGATTTTATAAAGAAAGTAGATTCAGTAGATACACCAGCAATTGGAATATCACCTTCACAAACACCATCAACATCTTCAACCTGAGATAGAGTTAAAGTGACACCATCAGCACTAATATTAGATACTCTATTAAATACTGGATCAGTAAAATCACCTCTTTGATATGAAATTATAGTCTCTGATTTAATTCCAACTTTTCCAGAAAATCTTCTTAATGGACAAGTTGCAGTTGCTGCATTAGAGTTATTGCCAAGAATACCTAAAATATCAGTAGGTGCAAAATTAGGCAATATTCTGTCATAAAGAACAGAATCTGCAGTGAAAACTGCATTTGCAGGTATACTACCACTAGAAGCAGTACTTGAATCTTGATAGATTGACTTAATATCCTCTACAGTAAATGCATTAATACCCTTGGCAGATGCTGAATCTGGAAGTATTGATGAAGTTGTAGCAGTAGTTTGCTCATTAAATATTAATGATTCGCCAGGAACAAAATTTCCAGTTGTCTGTGTTACTAAAATTTCTGTAGCAACAACAGATCCAGCGTCTTTTGCTAAGTATCCAATAGCACCACTACTTAAACCACGAACTCTTGTTCCAGCCTTATCATTAGTATTTAAATTAGATATAGTTAATGCTGTATATGTTTGAATATCCCAAAGATATAAATCCCATTCGGTACTTGCACCTGTATATGGTGCATCTGATGTATTAAATGCATAGATACGAGCCTGTCCAATTTCATTTCTAGGTGCATTCCAATCATCAGCACCAGCTGGTGCTGCATTATCATCTTTTCTATATTTGAATAAACCTACAACATTATTGGCATCACCACCAATATTAATAAATGGTGTTCCATTTACATTATTAACCTTTAATAAACTTCCCATTTCATACGAAACAGAAGCACTCTTAACAGTTTTAGTATCTCTTGGTTTTTCTACATCTAAAACTGTAGTACCTGGTAGATAAACATCAAATCCTTTAACATATGCTTTACCTGGAGACAATTTAACACACATTAAATCTTCTGATGGATCATTACCATCATCAGTCTTTTGACCTTCAGTGAATAAACCAGCAGTCTTTACTTCATCGTTTAATGAATTTTGTAAATTAACTGTAAATGGTTTTACAGCATAGTTGCCAGATTCATCAAAGGTTCTCTTTGCAAAATATTTTTTAATTTCAGAATATACAGAACTATTCTGCAATTTCTTAGTTTCACCATTCTTTACCCTGAATAATTCAACAAAGTTGGTATCTTCAAAGTCTGATAATGCTTTTTTTGCTAATTTTACTGATATTTTGAATCTATCAGCACCTGGAGCAGCATAGTTGGTAAATCCCTTTGCATTATCATACAAAGATGGATCGTCATTTGCGTTTACAATCTCCTCTATAACTTGAAAACCAACTCTATAAGATGGTTTATTACCATAAGGTTCTAAAACAATAGTATCTTTAGAAACATCTACAAAAGTTCCTCTAATAAAATATACACCAGTATTAACACCAAAAGCAGATCCAGTTGATGTTGCTAATTCAGGAACCAAATTTAGAACTGTTTCACCTGCAGTTAATGTTGTATTTCCATAAGTTACATTCTCTTCTAAAGTTAATATCTCACCGTCAGGGAATGGTTCACTCTCTCCACTTGAACCTGATGTGATATATTTTACAAATATAGTAATTTCATCAACACCCTCTTCTGGTGGTAAAATATAATTCTTTATTGTTGCTACTATTTGTGAATTTTGTCCTCTAACTCTTGTCCCTTTACCATTATTATTATTAATAATTGCATCCAAATATATGGATACATCTATACCTAAATGATCTGGATTAACTTTTGCAGCAAAATATGTTGGATCATACTCAATATTTCCAGGAATGACCATCGATCCTTCCTTAAAAATATGACTTCCGAAGGATTCTAATTGATTTTGGAGTACAGATTGTAAACCTGTTAATTCTCTTGCTTGAACTGGATGTCCAGGTTTAAACAGAACCTTATAAAAATTATCTGCCTTATCAAAATCATCATAATAAGGACTTATATTTAAGTTAGTCTTTTGTGGCATTTTTCTTTAGAATTCCAGGATGATTTTAATGTCTTCTTTTTGTCGAGAATTTCGAGCAACCAAAGGTCTATTATCTAGATAGATTATTTCCCCTGATCCTTTATTTATCTCACTATCAGATAACCCTGCATTGAAGGTTACTCCTAAGTTAATTAATTTGGTTCCAGTTGGATTTGTTGAAATTCCAGAGAAATTATTATCAACAGATCCAGAGAAAGCAGATGTGACTCCTTTAATCTGATTTGCTGTATCAACAGATTCAAATCCATATATTCTACCAGTAGTTGATATACCAGAATAATCAGTTTGATCATCTGTTGTAGTATAATTTAAAGATCTATCTCTAAAATACTTTAGAACTTGGGTAGAATCATCATAAGAAGCAACATAAGCAGTAGCAATTTTTCCATTATTTGGTGCTACAGTTAAAGTTTGCTTAATTTCTTCACCAATTTGCGGTGTACCTGTAACAGAACTAAACTTAACTGCCTGTAAAGAAGAGAAAGTATTGTCTGTATATGTAACAGCGGTTCCTACTTTAGTGGGATTTTTTACAATACCAACTTGGGCAAACTTTGAATCTGTTGGAAAATCTTTAGTAGAATCATCAAATCTTGCATAAATTAAAACTCTATCAGTTCCCAACTCAGTATAAATGTCATAACCATGACCCAGTGATGGTGGAATTACTGGAATTAATTTCGCTCTATTTACAGTAGAAACATTACTATTCAAAGTTCCTAAATCAACCAATCCATAACTATATCCATTACCACCCGAACTAACAGTTGCATTAGTTATTTTACCATTAACAACATCAATTATTGCCTTTGCACCAGTTCCATCACCAATAATGTCAACCTCTTGTCCATATCCATTAGCATATTGAGCACCTTCCTTTTCTATAAAGATATGCTTAATTTGGTTATTATTGACAGAAGAATCTCCATTTTCTCTAACTGCTCTAATACCAGAATCTGTATTCGATCTCCAACTATTAGGGACTGTTATATATTCTGTTGAATCAAACTTAATAATATCACTAGGTGAAATAGTAAATAGATACTTCCAAACATATCCATCACCACTATTACCAGCCTTTGTTGGTTCTAAATCAGTAAATGTTGGTTCATCTTGTGATATATTACCTTTTGGAGCAGTTCCATTACCACCATTATCAATACAAGAATATACTTTAAAATCAGAACTTACTACAAAATAATTCGCTTCATATAATCTAGCAGCAGAATTTATTGGACTTGGATTAGATACACTATAATCATCTCTATAAATTTCATATCTATTACCAGAAATCCAATCTACCTTTCTTACAATTCTTCTAATATTTGCAGATGATATTTTCTTACCAAACATCATAGTATCACCAACATGAGACCTATAAGAAAAATTATCTTTAGGTGGAGGTGTATTTGATTGCCAACCAGAAGATCTACCATATCCAACTGTTGCTGGATTTGATAAACCAATAAAAACATAATAAGAATTATTATCAGATTCTACTGATTCTACAAAATTATTCGCATTTAGAATTCTAAATTGATCAGTAACAATTGCCGACATCGTAATTAAACTACTTTTTTCTCTATTTATAGTGATTTATTATGGAAGT